TTACAGTAAATCCCCGTTATCAATAATATTACCAATAACATCAACGTTTGCAGTAATCAAATATTTAATTGGTTCTACCATATCTGCAAAAATATCACGACCGCTATAACTTTTCTTTTTATAATACTTTAACATAAAGGTACTGAAATTATTGTCCCATGTCAACACGACGATCCAGTTTTCAAACGGATAGCGATTAGCAGTAAGTATATCACCTTCAAAAACATCGACAGAGTTGTTACCAATGTGACCAATATGACGCTGAATCGTATCAATCTTTATACTTAATGCAGCGTCAGTCCAGTTATTGACCCCTATATAATTTGAAATATCCATCGGGAACATTAAGCCAATCATTTTTGCTTCTAGTGGCGGTTGACCTTCTTCTGAACCTGCCGGCGGTTCAGGTGGATAAGGCAGTTCAGGAACTACGACCGGGTAACCATATACCCAGCCGTGCCCGTCTGCAGCTTTAGCTCTGCTATACTCCATTTTTTCATCATCTCACTTTATATTTTTAAACTAACACCGATCATAACGTCACCTTTGCTACCTGCAATCCAGCCGCCGACGTTATTGTTTATCGGAAAACCAATCAGCCCGACTGCACCGTCTTTACTGCGCCCGATACCAATTTCCCAACGCTTAGTTTTATCGATCGTAGGTACTTTGATATTCAGTTCAGCAAAACTGGTTTGCGTAAGCTGCAACTTGTTTTTATCGAAAATATACTTTTCATCATCAGCTTTTTTAATTTCAAATTCTTTGCCGTTTACTTTTACGTTAAGTTCTTGTTTTCCTATTTGAACATCGACATCTGTTTTTTCTGTACTACCATCGACATAAATATATTTTGGTACATAAACAACTTCTGTTTTTGTATCCGCTTCATACTTTACTTCTGTTTTCATTTCCGGTTCTGCAGTAGGGCAGACGTGTGTCAACATTCTGAACCCCCAACCTGCTACATAACTGATAACACACAAAACAACCACAATTATTTTATTAGTCATAAAAACATCACCAACCGAAAAAATGATGTAATGTACCACAAATAAAACCAATTGCAAAACCAGCTACCGCTTTCGGATTATTTTTCAACCAATTTACAACTGTATTCAATCCGTTTTTTACTATATTCCATACGTTCATCATTTATCACCTCTCATATAATCTGTCACACCACGAGCAATAGCTCTTGCTAAATCATCTTGGTTATTTTCTAACAAAACAACATCAAAATCATTATCAATAAAACCCATTTCGACTAAAACAGCGGGCATATCAGTGTATTTCAAAACAGCAAGATCATTACGCTGTTTCAATCCGCGATCGATAACGGTTGAATCAATGTTTTGCGCTGTAGAAACAAGCTGACGCTGAATGCACCCTGCTAATCTAGCAGCTTTGCTGCTTAAATCAAATACCAATGTTTCAATTCCTCGGGCATAAGTATTGAAAGAATTACAATGTAAACTAACAAATAAATCGGCTTGCCATGCGTTTGCACTCGCGCAAATATTAAAATCTTTTGGTTCTTCCCCGCACAAATTATTACTTTGCAACAGCATAGTTGAACAACCTGCTGATTGTAAATAATATTCAACCAGTTCGCCAACTTTTTTAGCAACATCACATTCCCGTAAACCACTTACAGGATTTACAGCACCTGAATCAACTCCCGGCATATGTCCCGGATTGATAAAAATTTTCATTATAAATCACCCTTTCAATTTTACTAAAATAAAATCACGCAGTTTTTCGCAATAGTCTGCGATACTTGCGTGACCCAATAAGATTAGATTTTCATTGACGCTTGTCAATTCTATCAAGAATACAACTGTTGATATAAACCCCGGAAAAACTTGTGCCAGTATCAAATTAAAACTAAACAGATGAATTTCAGGAACGTTTTTACCTGCAAAAAAACAAACCATAATTGCTAAAGTATAAACAATCATTTTTTCAGTGATCCGCGAAAAACCACGGCTTGTTAAATAATTGTCATTCCATGTTTCAGCCTTAAAAAACTGCCACACTGCCGATTGCCACTTTACATTGATTATTTCATCTACGCGTCTTGAATCAACGATAAACTTTTTGCAAATATACAGCCATCGTGTCAACGTATCAAAAGCAATTAGCCCATAAGCTAAAAACACCATAGCCCAAAACTGTTCACCGAATAACGTTGTTCCGGTTAAAGAAATTGCAGCCCCAGCCGCTAAAATGTCAAAATTGATAACCCTTCCCCAAAGTCTGATAAAAAATTCTTGCATTTAATAACCTTCCTTCTTACTAAAATTTTATATAATCACATTAAGGAGTGTGATTATACTATGAAAAAACGCAAACGCATGAAACTACCAAACGGTTTTGGTAGTATTATTTTTTTACCCGGCAATCGCCGACGTCCTTATGCTGTCTTGAAAACTATCAACGGTAAATCCAAATACATCGGTTATTTTGCTACATATAATGAATCATTGATTTTTTTAGCAGAATGTAACAAAGATCCCTCAATCTACTTGCCGTCACAGATAACTTTTTCAGAAATTTATAAACTTGAAATTGCTGAACGAAAAACAAAAATCACTGCTACTACAGCTAAAAATTATGATGTTAGTTTTGGTTATTGTAAGGCATTGCACACGCGTCCCCTTGCCAGCATTAAAGTTATTGAATTACAGACAATTATTAAGAACCTTTCTGCAGCTGGTATTGGTCACGCGACCCAAAAAAAAGTCAGGCAATTATATCACAACATTTATACCTATGCGGTAAAGTATCAAATAATACCGCCCACTGCTGATATATCAAGGTTTGTTGATATTGATTTACCCAAAAGGAACAAAACAAAACAACCTTTTAATACACGCCAACTTAATAGGGTAAAAGCTTTTGCAGATAGCAATGAACCTCTATCACCTTACGCAATGGCTATAATTATGATGTGCTATAGTGGCGCACGTCCTAGCGAATTTTTATCTATTGAAAAAAACGATGTCAAATTGCATTCTCGTTTTTATAAGATCCGAGAAAGTAAAACCGCTGCCGGACGCAATCGTTTAGTCCCGATCAACCGCAAAGTGATTCATTATTACGATTATTGGTTAAAACGTCCCGGTAAAACATTGGTTACTGATATTGATGGTAACCAATTAACTTATCATAAATTTTTGCGGATTTTTGATAAAATCATGAAAATTACCCACTGCAAGCACAAACCACATGAATGTCGCCATACATGCGCAACATGGTTAGACAACAAAGGCGCAAATAAATTGTCTATCAAAAAAATTCTCGGACACGCTATACAAGACATAACCGACGGAACGTACACACATAAAGATTTGCGCCAACTCAAAAAAGCTATTGACCTTTTATAATTTGTAAGTAATTTGCAAGTATTTTTTACATTCATATCCTAAAAGCACCTTAATTACAGCCAGTATAAGCGTAAGTAATTTGTATTTGATAATTTTATGAACTCAAAACCGTTGCGATAGTAGTGTTTATGCGCTTTCCCCCGGCAAATATGGTTTTAACTGTTCTGCTGTTGCGCAATTAGCAATTTCGGCACGCACTTTTTCAAATTCGCTGTAAGCCGCATATTGCTGTGCTTTTACAAGATTTCCTGCTTCCATCATCTGATCACGCGTTACCTCTAAAAATGACTTTTTAAACAGATTATTTTTATCTGTATAAACCCTGTACATCGTGATATCTTTTTCCATAAGTGTCAAAGCAACCTGCCAGTTGTTCTGATCATCGTCATTACAATCGAAGCCGTAGCCGCTGCCGTCTTGTAGCCATACGACAGCATGCTTTTGAGCATCATATTTTTGATATTGGTAGTTTAATGCCTGTTCACGAAGTTCTTCGAGTGTCGGTGGCACATATTCCCTGGCAGCTTTAGCGGCTATATAGGCATCAATAGCAGCGATTTTATCCTCGATGGCTTTAATCGGTTTATCGCAAAAATCACCATTTACGACAGCATGGCTCTGCTGGTCGTCATAAATTACCTCGCTTAATGTTACCTCGCCAGCCTGTAAGCTACCGCCGTCAATAATGAAGTTATCAGGGCTATCCTTATACATCTTTTCCTCGTTAATTATTAAAACCTCACTGTTCAATATTTGAAAACATTTCATAAGTTATCATCCTTTCTTATTTTTCTGTCGGGGAACTGCCTGCGCATAGCCATGCTGCTAATACGAATAACGTAAATATATCTGGTTCTGCTCAATTACAAATGGGTAACGGCTTACAAATTGCTACTGGTACTACAACAGGTGTCTTTAGTGCGATAGGAAGTAGCACAGTCGAAGGTTATGGTAGTGGTAGCAGATCAGGAACGTATGGACTTAAATTTGATTCTACCCACACTCATACAATCGCTATTGCTAATACTGGCAATAATACTGCGCACAATAATATGATGCCCTATTTCTCATTATTTATATGGAAACGCACTGCATAAAGCTGTCGGAGAACTTCCTTCGCATAATCATAATGCCACAGCTACTATAACTACTAATGGAAATCATACGCATACGATTCGCGGCATTTCAGAATATAGTGCTAATTCTTCTGATTATGTAGCTTCTTGTCGTCCAGAGTGGAGCAGAAGTGATAAAACTACTTTAGAGAACGGAAGCCATTCTCATACAGTAACAGTTAATATATCAAACAGTGGAAGTGGTAACGCACATAACAATATGCCGCCCTATTTAGCCGTATACATGTGGCGTAGGATAGGTTAAGACGTACGTTTCCACATATATACAGCAAGGTATGGTTGAATATTATTGTGTGGCATATCAGAACCGGTATTTTTGATATTAGCAGTATGGGTATGATCACCAGCATTTTCGGTATAGACGCCATTTGCAGTAGAACGATAGGCGTCAGCTACACCGTCAGATCCTTCTTCGTTATAGTAGCTATATATTCCATGTTTATGATTGCCAGCTGACGATATCGTTATATTATGCCCGTGACTCGGCAGTTCCCCGACAGATAACTGATGTTCGTGTTCGCCACCGGTACTGCCAGCTTTGTATTCTACGCCCCATTC